GGTTCTGCTCGTGACCGCCGACCCGTGCCCGTTGTTAGACTGTGACGTGGGCGTGACGAACTCGCTGCCCTCGGTCCATCCCGATGGTGAGGTGATGTCACGGCTATCGCCCGACTGACCGATGACGAAGAACGTCATCAACTGGTCGTCGGTAGCTTGGCCGAGGCCGGTGTCCGCCGTCAGAACTTGCGCCGTGACGTCGGTCGCGGTGTTCGTGCCCTCTGTGCCTGTGACCGGCGTCGTCTGGTCGACTCCGGAGAAAAAACCCCAGTGGAGCATCGGGTCGTCGAAAATGTTACCACCGCTGACGGGTGAGTTCGTCCACGTCAGCGCGAACGTCGCGGTGCCCGACGACGGGAGGTCGCTCTCCTTCATGTAGCTGACATGGAGGAGATTGTGGTAGTTAGAAGTCGCGTCAACCGTGAAATCGTAGAGCGTGGTCATCGCCACGCCTCCGAAGCTCATCGACAACGACATAGAGCTTGCGTTGTTGGCCTCGGCGGAGACGCACGCAACTAGGAGCCGGTCACTACCCGATGGCGGAGTGAACGCCGAGGGGGCAGTGACATCGCCGCTATCGCCCTCCCCGCCGGGCATCGATACATCGAAACCCCACGCGGAGTCTACCGAGGTCGAGCCGATGAATGTGACAGCCATCGATTCTTGCTACCCGAAGCCGTTCACATCGCACACGTCGCACACGTCCCACACGCGGGCCTGCGTCCAGGTGTAATCCTCTGCCGCTGTCGACCAGAAGTCGCCCGCTGGCAAGGAGACCGGAGCGTCGATGTTCTCGACGTCCACGACGGTGCCTCCGGAATACGACAGGTCGATGACCGTCTCGCTGTGGACTACCGAGACCGTCGCCTGGAAGTAGGTGTACCCATCGACGACTCGGCCGCTGAAGTAGAGGACGCGATCACCTACGCTCGGCATCTTACGTCGTCAGAGTAATGTCGAGGGCTCCGATCGCGAACTCCGCGCTATCACCATCAAGTATGATGCGCCCCGCGGTCAGCGTCTTTGCGAGGATCGTATTACCGGCAGCCGCTGCGTCTGTCGCGTGAGTGATGATCGAGAAGTGCGTCACTGCTGCGCCGCCGTTCCAGTCTGCGGTTGCCGGACCAAACGTGATCACCACGTCGTTTGTCGAGAGGCCGCTAGCAGCTGCCGCCATGTTGGTGGCGCTTATCTGTTGCCGGGCGTAACCGTCTCCGGACATCTCCCCGGTCAAAACCTCGGACGCGATGTCGTCTCCGAGTGCCAGGTAGAATACGGAGGGCTGGGTGTACGCAGTGCCTCCGGTGATGTGATCGAGTATCGCGTTGCGTACGTTGACGTGCCAGTCTGCCATCTGTCGTGTCCTTTACTTCAGGGAATGATACGAGGCGGTCACGGTGACCTCCCCGCTCATAATTTGTAAAACTCCGCCATCTTCGAGGACGAGAGCCTTCGAGCATCTCAGAGTATCGTCTGCCGTGGTCCCCGTCGAGTCGAGAGACAGGTGCGATGACCACGCAGAGCCGCTCCAGCGTCGCACCCGCATCGTCGATGATACGGATGCGTAGTCAATCCCGAACCCCGACGAGATCATCGCCTCGTTCGTCGGGTCAGGCGTTCCGAATTTTACGAACGAGGAGTCGGGAGCGATGACGAGGCTGGCTTCAGCGTTGTCGTCTGTCGAGTCGTATGTCCCGAGGACATGATCCTCGACACCGACATCGGAGGACGTCAGCACGAAGCCTCCGCTCGCCGATCCTGACGGGTATCGACCGAGGAGGCTCCCAGGATCTTTCGCGTAGCTCCACTCGGAGGCACTCTGTTGACCGATCGACTCCAGGCGAGCCGTCAGCGGCGTCTCTCTGCGTAGCTGGTCGACCTGCTGCTTCGACTTTCCTATGATCTTCGTGCGAAAGTCAGGCCTCCCCGACGCGAAGAACTGTGGGCGTGCCAACAGTCCAGGGAAGCCCTTCTCGACATAAGCGATCAGATGCTCTCTGCGTCCAGCATCATCGTCACCGATCATCGGCCAGTGACGATCATCGTCGAGACCGGCTCCGCCCCCTTGACCCGGAGGTTCAAGACGATCGCGACCACCGACGCCGAACTCGTCACCGTGCGAATGCCCGCCGCCGTTTAGAGGCGGTCCCGGCTGAATACCAGTATCCCCCCCTGATGTAGATGAGTCCTCGTTCGACCATGCCACCCATCGCCACTTGCCGAACTTCTTCTCTCCGCAGTGGTCTTCCTGCTCTGTGCCCGTGTCGAATAGAAGGTCGACCTCCCACGCAGTGTCGCCCCGCTTCGTCTGCGGGAAGTCATCTTTGCGAAAGTCGAGAGGGCCATCTTTTTTCTTGTTAGCGTACCAGTTCGCATCGATCCACATATGGAGGACGTTGATCCGATTGCCGTCAGGGTCAACGGCGATCTTGTGCATGTCGTCGGTATCATGACCTGGATGGAATGGCGGATTCCAAGTTTGACGACCACCCCATCCAAACATCCCCGCTGTATAGTTCCGCCCCCGTGCATTCTGAAAAGAGATTGCACCCGCACTCGTATCGAGGCAGGGATCGGCGTCAGCTTGCAGAGCGAGGAACGGACCACGCAGGCCGCAGTTACCCGCAAGCGGCGAGGGGATCACCTTGAAGCCGGTGTTCAGATTCGCGATGCGGATCGTGCCACCCGGTCGACCGTTGAGCGGGGTCGATATCTCGAAACCTTCGCAGTCGCAGACGAGAGTGTTCGCTGACGGATCGCCTGCGGTGTTCGCGATCAGTCGAGGATCAGTCGGCAGGAAGAGATTCTGTTGCGCCTCTTCTTCGTTCGTTGTCAGCGAGATACCGACGACGCCTGCGGGGATGTGAGGCCAGATCGGATCTCCTCCACCCGCCGGGTCGGCGCTCGGGATCTTCACATCGAACCCTTCGAGGCGTTCGTCTGGCAGCGGGTAGGGATAATCGTCAGCAGCTTCTTTCCACGGGGAGAACGTCAAGCGATGGTTTCGATTGTCGCAGTCAGGCTCGTCCACTTCCTCGGGTGGCTGGCTCATGACGACCGGAGTCGCGAACCTCCACATCGGGATCTCACGAGGTGGATGGTCCTCCGATCCTGATCCGATCTCCCAGAGCTGCCCGCCGTGAATGTCTCCGACAGAATCACGATCGTATACAAGCCGCCCGAAGTCCTCATCTCGCTCCCATGTCAATCGATCATCGACTCGTGCAGCTCCGATCATCTCTCGGAACGACAGGGAGAAACCCCGCTGGCTGAAGTTCGGAGACTGTAGAGCGAAGAATCCAGTTTGGATGTCGCGTGAGTTAGATAGGAACATCAGACGGCTGCGGGGTCTTTTGCGAGCTTCATAATCAGCTTACGAGTGCCATCGTCAAGGAACCGAAACATCGACACGCGGGGGCCCTCGGTCGGGAGCGTCGTCGACGTCGTGAACTCGCCATTCGGGTACACTGTGAACCGCAGAGCATCCATGTTCCCAGCCATCGTAATCGGACCGACCTCGAACGCCATCTCTCGCGTCCCTTCAAAGCGATTCTGGAATGAGGTATAGACCCTGATCGCCTCGGAGAGTGCAATCGATTCAAGCTCGTTGAACTGATCGCCATGACGAGGAGGGAATCCCGCTATATTGTCAGGTCTGATACGCAGGTTCGTGACGAGATGCGCCAGCGTTCTTCCAGCCGCAGGAGGGGCAAGCCTATCGACCCCGACGCCGAAGACCTTGTCGACGATCAGAGCGGCATCTTTATCGCTCCAGGCGACGCGAGCAGTCTCGACATTCTGCGGAATCCGGACATCCATGATCGGACCGTTCGCAGCTCGGACATCCCCTCTGATATGCGCGGGCAGAGCTGCGATCAGAGCTGCATCATCGTTCTCGATCGTGACCGGGTAAAGCTGTTGGATGCTGTTCGGAGAAGCCGGGACCGCTGTGAATATGACGGCGCACTTCCAGTCTGATTCGAGCTGCGGTATCCGCCCCCCGCTAACCGAAGCATTGAAGAATATCGGATCGCCGCCAGCAACCCGAGGTCGGATGTCATGCTTCGGATGGTTCCTGGTCTCCAAGAACCCCGGAATCGCCGTCGAGAAGTATCGTTCCGGCTGCGTCAGGATATCGATCTCAATGATCCCCTGATCTTGATCATTGATGGAGGCTCTACCGGGGACTTGCGAGACTGTCTCATTCAGGTGTAGCGTCCGGAAGTCTTGATCGAGAACAAGCCCTTCCTCCGGGTACCCTCGAACGTTCTCTCCGATCTTCTTGTCTGTAGCATTCGCCTCCCCAGCTCGATCGAAGATGGCGGGCTGGCTTCGCAGATAGCAGTAATCGCACCATATCGAGGCCGGTGCCCGCTGCCCCGTCGCGACGTCGATCGTCGCAACACGGAAGGCTCTGATCGAGAGGAAGCGGTTCATCCACCGAGCAGGTATGCGAAAAGTTCTCCGATAGTGGTTCATCAGTGCCACGCAACGGGCGGTGTGAAGATCCGCGTTGATGACTTCACGATGAACAATGCCAGAGACGAGATCGATGAAGGGTATAGCGGCGAGCCGCATCTTGTTCAGAGTCAAGGCGCTTCCCTCTGGGGGAAACTTCAACGGAGGAAGCTGTGCGAACCACAGAGCCATAACATCGGCAAGCTCCAACCATGTGCCTGCGTGATGTGCATCTCCTCCCGCTGCTGGATCAGTCAAAGAGAAGTCTGGCAACGGCAAGACGTTCTCCAGAAGTCGAGAGAGTTCTTTATCCTCCTCAGTCGGGTCTCGCGTCCGCTGCTCTCCGTCTTGTGATCTCTCGACATAATCGAACCGTATCTCTGCCTCGATCGAGAACCAGCATCTAACAGCTCTCGGCCTTAGCATCCTCTTGTCGACGAACTCCACATGACCACGATCGACGATCTCAGGTCGATCGATCAGCACCCGCTCGCCGCCGTCGGTCTTGTCGAAGATCACAGCGAAGCCGTTGATGTCGATGAAGATGCCGACGCCGGGGAGGTGACCGAGGATGCGAGATATTGCAGCATCTCCTGCGTCGTCGATCTCCAGATTCTCGACCGGGATGTCGTCAAGAGCTGCCGGGAGGAGATTCCGGACTCCTACGTTGACAGCCGGACCGCCCTGCTCTCTCTCTTTCTCCTGCACCGGCAAAAGAGCATCCTCGATTATGTCAGAGAGTGCCCACTTACCAGCCGCCCCGCCGACTTCACTCTGTAAGCTCCAAGGCCAGTATGCGATATCGTCGACGATCGGGGTGGAGACCTCGGAGTTAGGACTGACAGGACGGAAGACCCCGACCTTCCGGCGCATGTTGTACCGGCGCAGCACATGAACATAAGGCCACCAGATCCGACGATCAGCGACACGAACGAGATCGATGTGCGGGTTCGGACCCGGCTGAACATCGACCACGAAAAGGTTCCGAATGACGATCGAGGAATTCGATGCAGCGTCTTCCATTAACAGAGTGACCCGGCGATTCACCGGGTCACGGAAGAACGCACGATCTGATCTTCGGATCGGGAAGTCCTTGATAACAGGACTTACCCCCTCTCGCAGCTCCCAGGTGATCGGCTGCGAGGCTAGCAGAGGTCGCCCGCCCAAGATGACTCGCGCCGCATCTGCCATCAGCCAGTGACCCCTGTAAGATCATCAAGCATCTGCCCGACCTCGCCCGACTCTCCAGGGTTCGAGAAGTATTGGATCTCGATCGTCGTGATCCGATTGCCCTGGAAGAACCGTGGAGTCGTGCTCCCGTCGAAGTTAATCGCAGACTGCAACGGGACATGACGAACGCTGTGAGACTTCGTTATACCGTTCTCTGGGTTCTGAAAAGCTCCCCTCGGCAACACCCTCGCACTCTCGTTGATGTTCGGGATGAACTCGTTGATCACGATCTTCCGTGTACGAGTCTGCGGTCCGAGGTACACGTAATGATCGAGAGGATCGCCTGACCATACAGGGACGAGTGTCTGACCTGTGTCGCTGTAAGCGTCCTCGATCTCCACTGAGGCAGTGTTCAGATCCCCGGCAACCCCGCCGACCTCCATCGTCGCGGCGATCTCATTCGTGTCGAAATTATAATCGACAGTCTCCTTGTAAATGATCAAGCCGCTTTCGATTCCGGTCATGTCGCGAGCTTCATCGTAGATGAAGCCACGCACTTTTTCCTCGTAAGTCTGAACAAGGTCTGTGCCGGTCTTGGCCGTATCGATCTCGCAGCTATAGGCGATCATCAGACGATCGGAATCGGTCGACACGGCAAGACCTCCGACCGTGTCTCGATTGAACTTCAAAGTTTGACACCGGAATCTCTGCCGGATGATCTCTGTATCGTTCGGAGTCCCCGCCTGCGGGATCAGAAGCTCTTCATAAGCTCGACGAAACGTGCAGACCTTTCCCTTCCCGATGTCAGCATCGGGAGACGTGCCAGCGATCGCAGTGTCTTCGATGTTCGTACGATCCTCGACCAGCTCCCACGTCGCTCCCGAGTCGTATGCTTGATGAACAGCGAGAGCATAGGCGTCGATGCTCGCAGCATACTGCGCCACGGCGGTCTCGTTTGTGGTCGTGGCAGTGTACACGCCGTCGATGATCAGAGTCCTGCGACCGCTTGCAGCCGTTTCGACAGAGACGTTCGTCGTGCGTCTTCCGAGCTGACCATCCTCTATGCCGAGCTTGTCGGCTGGTAGCTGGATCTCGATCGACACTGTGAGGCGCTGAAGGAGTCCTGAATCCTCTTCCGCTGCTTCCTTCGTGATCTCAGGAGTAGCGTTAAACCCCGTCCCGTTTTGATGGTCGAAGCTGTACCAGGTGTCGCGGGTCTGCGTGTCGCCGACGGTGATCGTCAGGCTCTGGTTCGGCTTTCGGAATGCTGTTCTGACTGTCGAGAGATTGTCTTCAAAATTCGCGGGGCTTGTGCCCGACACGAGGAACGAGAACGAACACGAGAACTCCTCGGGGCTTTCCGCTGTCGTCAGCTTGCCGACAATCGGGAAGGCGATGCTCTCGCCATTACCGCCGATTGTCTGGCTGCCATATACGATCGTGAAGTCTCTAGCGGGTGCCATCGATCATCACCTAATTCCGATACGCTTCATCAACTGATCGGTGAGTATTCGGACCTCTCGTTGCTGCATGGCCTTCGCCATCTCTTCCTCGGCAAGACGTATACGCGCAGTCCCAACACCGATCTCGGCGAGCCTCTCAGTTCCAGGAAGCTGCCCGAGGAGAGCTGCATGATCGATATACTTCTTCATGTCGGCCATGACGCCCATCATAGTCTTAGCGGTTCCGATGAAACCAGCGTCTCGCATCTGATCGATTACTTCGTTCGCATCGCTGACGAACTTCTTACTCAGTCCCATCTCCTTAGCTAGCATACCCCAGCCCTCTATTGCCTTATCGAGCACGCTATTAACTCCGTCCAAGCCCTTTTCGGTCAGATCGGCGACCCATGACCAGCCCGATTGTTTCAACGCCTCCATCACCGCCGGAAGCAGATATCGTTCGACTAACTCTATCATCATGACAGCTCCCGCCGCCTTCATCGCGACTTTACCGATCCCCGGAACCGCGATGACGTTCGTTTTCTTCGTCTTCTTCCGGCCTTCTCTGCGTTCTTTTCTTTTGTCTCGTTCAGAGTCCGCCTTGTCGAGATCGGTTTCGAGTTTTACGATGTCGAGCTTGACCTTGATTTTTGCATCGTCGAGCTGGATCACCATCGATCATGCCGCGACGTAGATCAGCAGGGAGATCCAGAGATGCCATACAGCAGAACCTTCAGCAACCGTACAGCTCCATGCGATCTTGTCACCGGGGCCGAGTGCGATGCGCCCTCCTATTTTAATGTCGATCGTCCCTGTATCAGCGGCCGTACTGGCAGTGATATTGATCGCAGAACCTCCGCTCGGAGTGAGCTGCAACGTCACCTCGCCAGCACCCGCGGTCTCGTCGGCACCAAAGCCGGTAACCTCTGCGTGAATTCCAGCGGGTACGGTGTAAGTCAATTTGTCCCCTGTGCCCGTGCAAGAAGCCGAGTTGATGGACAGCAGTTTCGGTTCGAGGATCATCTAACCTCCTACGCTTTCGCTGTGATGCTGGTTCGTGTTATTGACTCGGAGACATGATCGTCGGCTGCCGGTGTTGACGCCCGATCGTCATAAGTCTGAAAGAGCGAGTAACTGTACAGGTTGCCGCCTGTCAACGAGGCATCGGTGACGGTCGTCGCCTCTGAAGCGACAGAGACGAGGTCGCCGTCCTCGATTGTTTCGGGGGCTGTCTCTCCGGAGGCTCTGCGTAGCATGACGCGATACCGATCGAACCGATCCGGGGCGAGAGTCCACGACAAGTCGATCTCTCCTGTACTGCTGCCTGTCGCAGCGTTCAGGACAGGCGGAGGAGGATAGTAGCGACTCGTCGTGACCTTCACGTCGAAGTCGACATCCATGTAAGCGATGCTGCCCTGCCCCTCGTATTGCACGGGGATCGGCTGGCTCGACCCGAGGACGTAGATCCAGCATCCATTCCCCTGCGACAGATCACCGATCGCATGCTCGATCTGCTCCTCGACTTCGAGGAGCCCATGGCCAGCACTCGCCCCCTCGTCTGTGATGTTCGCACCGACGAGAAGAGCTTCACCGTAGGCGTCGCCCATGACGCTCTGGATGACTTTAACCCGGACCGTGGCTGTACGAAGACGCGGGTCTTCTCCTGCTTCTGGGTCGCGCTGTGACGGTCCTGGAACGATGACGCAGCAAGGCGTGTTCAGGCTCGAAAGAATCTGGCTCGTCTCGCCGCCAGCGGAGACGATTACATTGTCACCGAAGACCTTCTCGCCGCCTCCGAGAGCCGCCCCGCTACTGTCAGCCCACGTACGGGCGCGCAGGATCGATCGTAGCTGCATGCAGACTTGCCACAGTGTCATACGCCCACGAGCCTCTCTGCGACCGCCAGGCACGATCCTCGCTCGTCTGCGTCTGTGTCTGCGTCTGCGTCTGCGTCTGCGTCTGCGTCTGTGTCTGTGCCCTGTTTCTTGAAGTACTCCTCGAATGATTCAGAGACACGGGCCTCGACGGACTCCTGTGCCTCGATCAGTGCGTTCCGATGATCGAACGGGATGCCGAGCCATTCTGCGTACGAGATCGAACCGCCGACCTCTAGAAACTGAATCGCATTCCTGACGAGGATCTCGTGCTCGCTCACGATGTCGCACCCTCCAAGTCAGCGAGAAGCCCGATCTGGTACAGGTGACCGTTCACGTCATGCGTAGCCTGGAACGCCACAGGGAAACCGGCCTCGGCTTTATTCGTCAGAGCCAGCTCGCCCGCAGCATCGGGAACAGGGATTGCACTGTAGATGATGATCGCAGGGACCTGATCGGGGCTGTTCGGAAGAAAAAGAAGCTTCATCGCCTTGTCGCTGGCGAACGATCCTGACCGCTTGATCGTGTCAGTGGAAGCAGTCGTCGCGAAGCTGCGGCCCTTGATGATCGGTCGCCCGGTCTTGCTTGACGTCGTCACGTTCGGAAAGATTAAAGAGAGGGAAGTCGCGTCGAATTCCCGGAGGACCGCCGTGAGCGCAGCGGAGTCCCCGGTGCGAACATAATCGACCCGCTTCCCTCCGAACTCTTCCGCTGTCACCTCCTCCGCTGAATGGTTGATCATGAAGACGCCCGCCCGGATCTCTCCGAGATGCTCGCCAGAACTTAGAGCCAGAGCTGACGTCGTGATGTCTGTGGAGTTAGCGACGAGACGACCGTCGAGGTGGAAGACGTTCGTCGCAGCACCGACCGCCATCAGAGACCTCCCATCTGTTCCACAGGACGACCCTCGAAGATCGCTTTCACGAGCTTCGGAATCGCCGTCTTCGCCCGGTCTGTTATGCCGACGAACGGACGCCAGGCGATGTCCTGCTCGAAGATATCAACAGAGAACAAGAACCCGAGCTTTTTGATCGCGTCGAGCTTGTCTGATGCTGCCGATATCTTCTTGTCGAAGGCAGGAGCGAAGAGAGATCCGGAAGAAGACTCAGAACTCTTTTTACCTTTCTCGGCCTTCTCGACTCTGCCACGAGCGCGGCGCAAGGCGACGAATAGGTTCTTCCGGATGTTTCCCTCGATCGGTATCGTTGACTCTCCGCCCGGCTCGTTATGCTTAGACGCATAGTCGATATGTGCCAGGACGCCAGCCTCGACCTCGGACTTAGAGATCGGCTGCGACTTGATCGAATTGAACAGCTCGCCAGAATCTTTCAGCGGCTGATGATCAGAATCGAAGCGGCGGGAAAGAATGTTCGGGCTCTTGGCGAGGTCGCCGATCGCCCCGGCGAAATGTATCCAGGGCTCGGACTGCCCAGGGTATTGCTCCGGCCATGCGACCCCGCCGAAGCTCCTTCTGGCAAACGCCCCACGCATCTCGCGATCAAGAAACCGACCGACCTGAATGAGCACAGGGGTAGGATCGTCGAGAAGATCTCGGAGTTTCTTCGGCAGAATGTATCGACCATCATCCGTCGCTGCCATCTCATTGCTCGCCAGCAGGCCCGAAGTCCGAGAGCTTTCCTGCATCGAAGTACGGGGTCGATGCAGAGTCTTCCACAGTCGGGGAGTTCTGAGCTGTAGAAGCCGGTTTACCTTTCTGACGCAGAGCCTTGACCGCCATCACGAAGTTGTCCCAGAGCTGACGACCTTCCTCCCGACTCTTGCCGCCGTACTGCGTCAGCTTCGCGATCACGCCATCACAGCCGATCATGACGTGCCTGGAGTCCGTATCATCGAAGACGACGCCAGCGTATACCTCGAACGCTGCCTCGGCGTCGTCGATCGCCTTATCCCGAAAGCCGGTATTGATGACCGTCTTCTCCGGGGCTCCAGCGTTCGTCAAGTTGATCAGATACGTCGCAGAGTAACGGCTTCCGATCTCGGTCGATAGGGCTGCCATTAGGTCGGTTCCGGCCAGGTCGGCGTGCTCGCTGCATGCGGAAGATAGTGACCAGGGAACAGTCTAGCGATCCACTTCTGAATGATTGACTCGGTGGCAGTGTCTGACCATGTAAACGTGTCATCGACAGAGAACTTCGACGAGCCGCCGACGATCGTATACCAGCCGCCATCGAACTCTGTAAACGGCGAGACGATGACATCATCGAACAGCAAGACGCGACCGACGTCAGCACTGGCGACCGTTATGTCGATCTTCAGATTGACGTTGTCTCTCATCGTCTTGTACCAGTTATCGACATCACCTCCCGGAGTCGTACCCGTTGCCATGCGGACGACTGTCCATGCATTGTTAGTCAGTGCCGAGATGTTCACCGATGAGGCCGTCGATCCGCCGATGTCGAACTCTACCGTCCCGCTGCCGCCGGTCCCCGTCTTGTAGACTGCGACCTGAACATACAGAGGGATGCCAGGAGTGATCGAGATGTTCCGCTCTTTCAGATCCTGATTAATTTCTAAGTCCTGCTCGCCTGTCGCCGACGTGAACTGCAATGAGTAATGCGTCGACGGAGCGCCAGGGTAATCGCGATAGGTAGTCGTGGAGAGGGCTAGCTGTCCGAGCATCCCTGCATCGTAGCCGCTCCATCCGGTGATGGCAGTCGGCACGGCAGTGGTTCCGGTGAACCGCTCGAAGCTCGGATTCTGAATGTAGTTCAGAGAGTTCCTCGCAGACAGAGCCCGGATATTCTTCGTGAGTCCAGAACCAGAGACGACGAGATTGTCTCGGAGCTTGTCAGCACCTCGGACCTCGAACATCTCCTCATGCTTGTCGGTTCCTGAAGACTGATCGCTGACGCAGTCAGCACGCTTTGCATCGGTGTGACCCGACTCGATCTGCATACCATTCTCGTCGACCTTCAATCTGTTGATGACGCCCGTGCCATCATTGCTCCCGGCGGCTGGAGTGCCGAGAGTCATCGCGCGAGACTGTACCGTGTACGAGTTCTCGGTGAAGTACGTGAACAGGCGGTCGAGGATCGCTTCGGGCGACGTCTCTGGAATCGACGCATGATCTGCCCACGTTCGCAGGCCCGTCGTGATCAGTTCGCGGGATACGGAATACTGGGAGTTCAGACTGCCGCGAAAGTTCTCCAGAGCCGATACCATCAGCGACTGCGTGTTGAAAGGAACGCCGTCGGCAGGTGTCAGAGATGAAAGGAAGTCAGCCTCGTGCGACGTGGCTCCGTTCGTGAACTTTTCGCTGTTCGCGTTCGCGTATTTGTCGAACTCGTTGACGACTCTGAACAGATCAGAGACGACGTTCTCGACCTCCGTCAGCGTGGGCATCGATCACCATTCCTCTCCGTGCGGGTCGTCATCATACTCGAAGGGGTCGCTGCTGATATGAGCTTCCGGAACCTCTGCTAGCGTGGGGTCGAGGACCGACGCAGACGGGAGTTCGTTCTCGGATCGTGAATGCTTCTTCGCATCCTTTACACGGATCAGAACGAGACAATCAGCCGCCGGGATATCCTGCGCCTGTCGAGCGTATACGAGACCCGTGTCTCTAGCATCGGCGAGTCCGATCCCTTCCTCAAACTTCCGAGCAGAGAGGTTGAGGAGACGGAACGAGGCTGCCTTGTTCAGTATGCGACCATCGGCATCAGTCTCGATCGCCCCGATGTAACGAGGTCGGAATACATAGTCCTTGACCTCGTCTCGGAATCTCTGGACTCGTTTTGCAGTCAGCTTCGTCAGGATGCCGAACGATCCCGGCTTCGACAGCCTCCCCCAGATCCCATCATCCTCTTCGCTGTAGTACGGTTTCTGAACTTCGACCTGAAAGCCGAGCCCGGCACAGTGACAGTGATGTGCGTACGGGATGCCCGACGCGGGGTGCGTCTTGATGCCGCAGAGATATTGAACTCGACCGGGGAAAGAAGCGCCGTAGTACCCGGAAGACTCTCTCTCTGCTTCTCGCTTCAGGCGAGCGGCTTCTTTCTCTTCGTCCGTCATCCTCGGCCGCCCCCGACCTTTCTTCTCTTGCGTAGCAGGTGCGCTCATATCTCGACTCAGCTCCAGAATGAAGGGGGTGAAAAGGTCAGGGCGTGATCGAACAGCACGCCCTGACCTTCAAAAAGAATCCGTTAGACAACGACCTTGCAAGTCGCAAGAGGGAGCGCCGCACCGAATCCTTTTCGCATCTTGAACCGGATGTAATTCTCATCGGACTCCCGTGCCCGGTCGCTGTTTGCGTCAGTCGCGGCGACCTCGGCGAGCGGCTCTCTGAGCTGCGAGAAAACAGCCTTTACTGGGGCGTTCGTCAGGAAGCAGTTCGCCTCGTCCGCCGTCGCTCGCTGCGTGATCCAGGGGATGACCGTACGACCGGCCCCCCGGATCTCATCAGAGACACCCGCACTGCTGTCA